TGTCATTGGTTTAATCCAAAGTTCCGCACGGTGGGCACTGATAGAACCGATTGTATGGATTTAATCTAACTTATAGGAAAGAAAAAATCCGTTGCTAAAGTAGAGAGGCAACGGATTTCCAAATATAAAGAAGGCTCACGTTTGAGCGATTGTTTAATCATGTGTCTGTTGCCTCTCTACTTGCAACGGCTACAAAGGTAAATGATGTTTTTACATTATACAACACATTATAAATCAACACAAAACGATCTAAAGCAGACCGTAATGTACAGTAATACAGAGTAACGCATGGTAATTAATGATATGGTATTTTTATACTACAATTTAGACAAAATCTAAATTATAACATAAATGATAGTTTTGTTTTTCAATTAAAAAATAAATATCTTTTCGCACAAGACATTTGAGGAAAATTAATATTTACATTGGGAGAACATTAGGATATTTCCGGTAATACAACTTAGTCAATGTAGATTTAAGGCTGTTATAGTCTTTAATGAAGCCTAGATCTATCCACTGAGCTATCTGTAATTCTAACTCATATAATTCTCGTATTTTAGCTTCATCACCAATTTTATTACGCATTTCTGATTCATGTTTACCATAGACTATGATATTGAGAGATTTTGCCAAATCTTTAACCTTTTGTTTAAATAGGTCATCCGGCAAAATAGAACTGACCGCTTTGCACATGGATGGGTATGCATCGCCAGCAAGATTACGGAATTTTATCATTTCATCATATACAAATTTGAGAACATCATATTTAAAAGACGGATTTATCCACATTGCAAAATCAATAAAAAGTAATGGATGCATCCAGGTACCCGCATTATCCCCTTTATTTGCCCTTGATTTATGATAGGGGTAATTACCCATATCATAATTTTCTCTTTCCATTATAGTGTAAATGAACTCTTTAGTGGAAGATAAACCGAAGTAGTCATTAACTTCCTTCTTCATACCTTTTAATTGATTCCACTGTTTCAATAAATTTGTAGCGTTGAAAAACGCATCTTTAGTTCTCTGAATTACTTTAAAATCACCCATTGGGCGAATCATGATTTGGTTCGTTTTCATGTCTTTTCGTTCACAAGATGTTCCGTACATCTTAATACGGGATATAAAAAAATGCGGCAACCGATATAGAGGAGTCGGCCACCGCATCATATCCATTACTCTTAATGAATATATAATATCTTTCTATGCGAAACCTCTATCTATCGCTGTTGCTAAATTAATAAATAATACGGGAAACGCCAAAATAATAGAATGATAAAAATCACCATTTTACGGAAATATGAATTCAACAAACTCACCCGACCAGTTTTCACCTTCACGACAGAACTTATACACATCTCCAACCTTGTATAATATATAAACACATTCATCCATAACAGCAGCCTTCTCTGCGATTGAACGCATATGTTCCATCTCCCTCATTGATTTATTTCCTTGACACAAGCAGTTTTTCATAATTCGCACCTCCTTATAAATTTCTCAATAGAGGGCATAAGCCTGTACGTAACATAATGCCTCCTTGCTTTGGAGCTTACCTTGAAAATTTTATAACCATATTTCTTCTCAATATCAGAACCAAAAGAAACGCCATAGCTGGCAATCCTTATACCATTTGATATTGGTATTACCGTGATGGAACTATAAAAATCTCCACGTATGATAAGGTTTGGAGTATTGTTCCCTCTTGCAGAAAAACCCAGATATGAAGGTTTCGGTTTCTGTATCTTTGTCTTCCAATTTTTATAGCGTTCGGCGTTTTTCTTCCAATGCTCTCCATAAGTTTTTTTAAAGTATGGGTCCTCTGTATATCCGGGAATTAAAGGACTTTCATCGCCATCAACACCACTATATAGCTGTTCTCGTATATATTCCTCAAACTGAGGAACATCCCTTTCCATCTTATCCCTTATCATTGGCTGAATGCCATCAGCCAATTTCTTCCAACATCTCGCGTATTCCTCCAATGTCATAGCAAAACGGGGGATCAATCTCCCCCGCCTCCTAAATTACTGTTATTGATAATTCTATTATATACGGAAACCAGCCTTGATTTCCGCCTTTCTCTAGAAATGTCCTTCCAGAATACATCTATATTCTGAGCGACAAACTCATCCAATGAAAGTTTGACCACCTCGGACTCTATAAATGTGACTCCATTAATTCTCATTGTACCCATTGTTCAATTCCAATGACCCCATTAGCCTGTAAAATAGAAGGAGATTTAAGCACCGGCACACCTTCTGCCGCTGTAAGCGCACCGTTACTGTATTCCAGTGCTGATGCACCAGAAACGACCGTTGAAGCCTCCCCAGACAATATAGATCCATAATATGCAGTAAGATCCGTGCGGTCATAATGATCCACGAGCTTATATGTATTTCCAGGAGATGTCATTTTGACAAACTCAACGTAATTCAATCCCTTGAGAACATTTTCCAAATTGACACCCGCTTGCTTTACAGACATGTTTTTCATCATCTTCTCGGTATCGGAATACATCGCATTAAACGCAAGATAAGCCTTCTGACCGCTTGAATCATAAGCCTGTCCTGTAGGGTAAACACCAGATAATGCAAAACCCGCAAGTTCATCTGTCCCGTCATCTTCTCCGTAGATTACATTATTCTTGTCAAAAACATACATATCAAACAATGTATCCTTGTTGGCTACAAGATTAGCTTGTAAAGCTAGATTAAACTTACGCAACGTGAATGTATCCGTCCTTGCCGAATAGCCCGTTATTTCCGACCCGGCATAACCATTTTCTGTTGTATTGGGTTCACCGCCGCTTACCGCGTATTCCGAAAATCCTGTAATAGGATAAATTCTGTCCGGATAATCAGCATGACAGGCTTTCTCCAAAGCATCAGCAGTCAATTCCTTGGGCAGTTTTTTGCCATGAATGACCAATATAACACCTGCGACCTTGTCCGGTTGCAGGGGGCAGTAACTCATTCCAGTATTAAATCCGGACGTGCTGCCGCACTCTCTAATATCTGTTCGCATAACAATTCTGATTTTTAACTGTTAAATCCAAATTCTTTATTTCAATAGCATCTATCTTTTCGCCAACTTCCTTACCGTCAACATCAACAGCGCCACGTCTTCCAAAACTATAATTTTCTGAATATGTATGGCTTACAATACCGGAGTAACCGAAATCAAATTTATCACATTTTTTTAACTCTTCTATGAATCCGTAATACAAAGGTCGAAGAATACCTTCAAAAGATATCTCACGACGTTGTTCATTTGTATACTTTTCCAGTGTATTGGTAGCGATTATTATGTTTACAGATGCCTTACAAAAATAATTCTCACTATCCCTTTCCTCGTCTAAGGGAACATACAGCCCTATCATTGGGAATTTTCCCGATGCTGTCACCCTGCTTTTCCCAAGAAGAAGAAGTGTTTCCCTTATATAAGAACTGTCACCATATATGTAATTTATCTGTTGATCCATTCTTTTTGACAAGGAAGCACATACATCTGATATTATATCAATTATCATAGCCCAAAAGAATTAATTGTTTCCATCAATTCGAAATCGGTGGCGATATCCGGATAGTCCGCATTATTGGCTTGAAGCCATCTCACAAGTCTGATATTCATTCTTACCATGTCGTTCCATGCAAACATCATTTTCCTTTCGGGACTTACAAGACGACCATCATCTCCATCAGCCTTCACTCCTGTAATAGTCGCCTGAGTGTGATTATGTCTCAAGTAATGGAAGTATATATAGTTGGCGATGGGGGATTTGGAAATCTCCCTATCGCCATCACTATATTTCATGACAAGATGCGCTATAAGATCATCCCATCTTTTTTCCTTAGTTTTTCCATCGTTGGAAATATAGGATGAGAATTCCTTATACAACTTTTCCCCTAGGAGCTTCTCTAAATATTCCGGCTCATATTGCGTTACAAAGCCTTGAAGGCTGTCAACAATTGCCTTATTAGTCTCAGAAGGAGTATGTATATTCAATACTGCACCTTCGATATCAAGAATGCCACCTTGGAAAAAAGTATAATCCACCAACATTACACAATATCTTTGAGGTTCTTCTTTTTATTGAACAAATCTTCAGCACCGATTTTCTTAGCGTCCTCCATCAATTCCGAAGGAACAGTGGCAACACGTCCATCTTGGAAGAACTTACCTGCAAGTAACATATTAACACTTACTTTATCGCCTTTTTTATAAACGGCCCCGTCCTTTGCGAACTCAACCTCATAAGTTTTAGTCAAATTTACTTTCATAATATTTAATAAATTTATCCGCCAATACCGGCAGGGGTTATAGCTTCAATAACGGTCGCAATCTTATCCTTGACAAATGCAGTTTTATATTGCTTTTTAATATACACCATAAGACGTTTTTCACCAAGGATAGTCACCATATTTTTAGTGAAATCATCATTTTCCCATCCAAGTGTAATGGTAAGAACCCATACATCACGGATGTTAAGATAGTTAAAATCGCCAACCCAAATATTACCTTGTTCGATTGCAGTGCTGGTTTCCACTTTCAAACCTTGAATCAGTTCATCACCAATACGGAAAGGACGGAGATATTGTCCATTAACATCCTTAGTCAACTGCATCTGTGCATAGTCAAGAGGATGCATAAGCACAAGGTTTGGACGATAAGCCATATTGGACATTGATACAATCTGTGTATACA